CTTTCAACGCTTGTTCGTCCTGCTCTTTACCATCGTAGTTTACTGGCAGTATATTTTCTTCTTCATCTACTACTATTACCATGTTTACTGTGAACTTCATGACTCTTTCTCTAACTCTTCTATTAATCTATTTAGATACCATTTACCTTTTTTCAAGTCTTGTATCTTTAAATCTACCATAGAGTTCTTATAATCAAATCTATGTAGGTACTTGTGTACGTTGCCCTCGCAGTAATATCTAAAGTTATCTCCCAGTTGTTGCCTTATGTAGTCAATACACTCCATACCGCCTTTGTTGTAGTGTGGTGGATTATTTACCTCGTCTGTCATCTTTATTGCTCCAATCTAATTTAATAACATTATCTTTGTTTTCAACGATCTCAAGCTTAGGAACTCTCGGTGTGTGCTTCTTCAAGAAAGCAGACATCATCTCTCTGAACTCAGAATCTATCTCCATCATTCTAACAACTTCCATCATAACTGTCAACATATCAATGACACCATCGTGCGTTACTTTGTCCCACTTGTTGTCATCACTGTATAATAAGTTGAAGGTACTCTCACCAGTTGCCCTACCAAGATCGTCTGTTTCAACTTGAACGACCAGAGCATAATCATCTTTTCTAATATATTTTCTCATGAGACTATAGTTTTATCCTCTTTTTTCTTTCTGTCAACCATTGTTTTGGTATTTCTTTATGTGCGTAGAGAAAGCCATGTTTTTCACACCAATCGCAGTATCGAGTCTTAGATCCTTTTCGTAATATGTTGTTTGCATTTTGAAATAGAAACCGTATATCTAAGTCAGGATACTGCTCTTTGATTAGCAAATGTTTCGTTCTATCGCTTGGACGTAACCACCCTTTCGCTTCAATAATAATACCATTGTTAAGAATAAAGTCAGGCTTATAGTATCGGTTTCGAACAACAGCGTATTTAATTCTGATCTCTTCATATCTAACCTTTTGTTTTACTGACCTTAACCATCTTGCTACGTCATACTCGAACTTGCTCTTTAACTTCAGTTTCGCCATTTACAACCTTTACATAATTAATTAGGGGCGGGTTTGCAGACTTAGAAACCTTAGAGGGTAACACTTGCAGGTCTGTCCAGCAAGCATCTCTAAAAGAACACAGACTACACTCGACACCTAACTTTAAATTACCACTTAACTTACCGTAGTATGTTTCTTCTATAGGTTCATAGCATCTCTCAAAAGGCGCATCATCTTCTATGTATGCTATCGTGTCGTCTATTTTTTTAAGTTCCTCATTCATGTCGAGTTCATCAGCATCAACATACTTGAAGTTTCCGTTAGCTTTATTGACTGCCCACCAGCCACCTGCTTTTACTCCTCTAGCCTTAGCGTACCCTGCTAACTGTGCAACGTATCCAAAACTATCTTTACTCTTTAACGTATTAAAATCTACAAACTTGTTGTCATAAGACCAAGGCGAAGTAGACTTAACGTCATCTACCTTATCATTAAGAACTAAGTCATAACTACCCTCTATATCCTTCTTCTTTGTTTTTAACACGACCTTCTTACTGTCCTCAAACTTAACCTTAGAGGCTCTGAGAAGACCTTTGAACACCGCCTCAACGATGTCACCCAGTATCATGTTAATTAAGAAGTAAGGGGAGTCTGGTTGCCTTTTCTCAGGGTGGTTCTTTTCGAACCAAAGCTGACACTTCTTGCGTCCAATATTAGACATACGAAGCTTAAACTTCCGCTTATCCCCTGAGAATTGGCGAGACAAAGCGTCCTCTACGTCTTTGGCTATGTGGTGGAGGGTAGCCTTGTTCATCTTGGCTTTACCAAGAGAAACTTTCTGTAGGAACTCGTGTATCGCCAACTCTGCAGGATGGTTCATCTACTCGTCCTCAATCTCAACAATAGAAGACACAATCTCCTCGTCTGCTTCAGACAATTCCTCTGGTCTTCTGTTCTCTTCCCACTTAGAAAGAGTGATTGAGTTCATAGATTCAACCCACTCGACAAAGCTATTCAGTGTCTCTTGATCGTCAGCATTAATCTCTACTTCTTCACCTAGAGAAGCTTTGACAACCGCGTATGTCGCTCCACTAGGGATACTCTTTAACTCGCTAGACAACTTGATGTTATACTGAATAGGAAGTCGGTTTTTCCGTTGTATCGCGCTGAAGATATCAGTCATAGCCTTGAAGCTATCTCTGTTCTTAACACGCATAAAGAAAGGGAACTCTTTAACATCAACAGATTTACCGTTAGCATCCTTAGCGTTGTCAAGTGTACACAGTCCAAACACAATCTTGTACCGCTTGGTACTCTTCATGATGTCCTGCGTTTCTTGTGGCAAAGACGAAAAGTCTTTGACATAACCAGAAGGTCTACCGCAGTTGAAACCTCCGTAGTTATCCTTTAAGTCCACACTGAGAGACTTACCCATGACAGATCGGAGCATCCTTCCAGAACCGCCATCTGGTCTGGTAAAGTTGTCATCCCATCTCTCCCACTGAAACCTCTGCATAAAGGTTCTTATGGTGATCTTGTCACTGTAATACACAGTCTCGTCAGGGAACACTACTGAGTAAGCACCTGCTTTTATCACAGCCACTTCCATCTTTTCCCCATCAACTTCCTTAGTACCCATGATATTCTGGTGTACCTGCTTGATCTCCGCAAGGGCAGAGCGAGATGATGGGACAGTGTTGGACATACCCATGATGTCTGCTAGGTTTTCTTTTGTTCCGATAATAGCTAAATTGTTTTCCATTTATATTAAACTCCTTAAAACGAATCAGTTGACTATACTACATAACGTCCTTGGTGTCAAGCCAATTATTTCCTATCTTAGCTTCAAGCACCATTGGTACATTTATAGTAACATCATAGTAGTCTTTTATGATGTCAATTAGGTTGTCATTTACATCTTTTATGATGCGAATAACTTGCTCTTCTTCTGCAGGGTGTACGTCAATAACAACGGAGTCATGCACCGTATTGACAAGACAAGACTGCATACTCTCTAACTTCTTGTCTATCTCCAGAAATACTATGGGAACAATATCCCCAGTAGCAAATCCCTGCACTGGATAATTCTTTATCATGGTAAAGTGTGTGGGCGAACCACTGGCTCTACGCTCTACGTCTGGAAAAGCGTACTGTCGCCCTGATGGTATCATGATGTAGCCATCGTTCAACGCTTGATCTCCTAGACGCTTGTGCCACTTTGCGATACCTCTATATTTGTCCATGAAGTGTGTGTAATACTCTGCCTCAGCTTTTGTCCTACCAAAGCCAGTAGCACCGTACAGAGGGGCAAAGGTATGTGCCTTAGCATCTTGTCGTGTCGTTGGCTGTCCTGCATCAGATATAATCTTGGCAGTGTAGGAGTGAACATCAAAGCCAGTGCTGACCTCTTCCATTGCAACTTTGTCCTGCGACAAAAATGCTGCAACCCTAAACTCTAGCTGTGCAAAGTCTGCTTCAAGTATCTTACCTTTCATACCAAACTGATTGTAGTTCCAGCGTGATACAAACACCTTCTTAACTGGAAACGTACCGCCCCTTGGCATGTTTTGCATATTAGGATTGCGTCCACTGAAACGCCCAGTGGCTGTGACATGCTGAGTGAGAGACACATGTAGCTTACCATCTGGCTTTGTATACGCTTCAATACCCTCAACAAAAGAAGACAGATAACTGGACACAGCACTTTGTCTCTTGAGATCGGTAAGAAAGTTCTCTGCGTCTGTCATACCCTTTGACTTGGATATGTTTATCAGTGTTTCAAGATTGCCTTTACTTGTGGAGAAACCATTGGCACTAACCCAATCCTTTGACAGAGGGAAGAACCCAAGACCTGCCATCTGGTTTGACTTGGCAAGTTTGTACCCTCTGGTGTCACATTCGGGACAACGATTTGGCTTGAGAAATGGTGTCCCATCCTTCTTTGTCTTGAAAACTTTACCCTTACCATTACACGCTTCACATATACTTGCTTTAGTTTTTACCATTAAGCTACTGTTTTCTTTGACTGTTTTACGAAAGTCATCCTTGTCAGTAACATTCTCGAAAGCTAATGCCCACTCTTTTTTGTTCTTGACAATCCTAGAAAAGATAACCTGACTGACCTGCTCTGGTGAATTTAGGTTGATAGGTGTGTCCCCCATCAGTCTCTTCACATGCTCCTGCAACCGCCCTTCTATCTCGTTCAACTCTTGAACAAAGTCCTTCTTAACCTGCGCCAGAGCATCTCTATCTATAGCAATGCCCTTCAGGTACATCTTAGTCAGTGCTTTACACACCTTGTTGGTCACATCACGTACTGTAACGAGTGATCTGGACTCATCTGCTCTATATTCGTCCTCTAACCTCATGTATAACTGCTTAGTAACCGCTAAATCCTGCCGTAGATACTCTGATAACTCGTCAAGAGGTATCTCGTCTGTTTGAAACCCTCTTCTGAAGTAGTCTTTTAGTGTATCTGACTTCTTCATGTCAAGATTGTACCTTTCAGCGCAGTTTTCAAG